GAGCCCTACTTTCTAAGCCATAAACTATAATAAAGGATACCCCAAATTGCGATATTCAATAGGAATGTCCACATAAAATAGTGTTTTCGCTTTTTATGGTTAAAAATCACTAACCCAAGAAGCCCACCAAAGCCTCCACCAAACAAACCAATCCCAAGTAATGTTTTTTCTGGAATGCGCCACTTTCTCATGACGGCACAAAGCTTATCAAAGCCCATCAACACAAAAAGCAGCCCATTCATTCCCAAAAAGTACAGTGGAATGAAGTTATTCTTTAATTCTTCCACTACTTGGCAAACCTTTCTTCGAGGTCACTGACTTCAAAAATATACTCTCCACCATCTACAAGACACGGAATTCCCACCATTCCCTGTTCTTTACGTAGAGTAAATACTTCTTCATTATCTCGTACTCTCAAGAATTCTTTTAAATTTCTCATGCTGGATGTAATATCCACTTCACGTGCGGTTACGCCAAGTCTATCCATCGCCGCTTTAAACGGTGCGGTATCTGGACATAAGCTGCTAAAATAGAGTGTTTTTTCGTTCATTTGTTTGCTCCTTTACTACTTTCCAATCGTTTGTTGGAGGGCTTGTCTTGCTAATTGATCAGCACCCCTGTTTTCACTTTCAGGAATCCACTTTACAAATAATTGCGAGAAGCCTTTCAGTTTATTCTGGATTTCCTTTAAAACGATTCGATTTGCTTCTTTTTTCGTATATCTTTTCGAAATGGCATCAGCAGTCACCTTGGAATCAGTATGCATGAAGATCAATTCTTCCTGAAGCCCTTCCTCTAACAACCAGCCTAATGCCCAATTGATGGCTGTGAATTCTGCTAAATGATTATCCATTTTTTCTTCCACAGAGATTTTAAATGGCAATTGTTCCCCATCTTTTAGCACGAGGACTCCCAATCCTACGTCTCCTGGATTTCCATTCACGGCCGCGTCCGTAAAGACTTTAATCATTTTCGACTACGACCACATGCGTCGCCTGAACGCCATGTGCTCCTCTTGTAATTTCAAAAGTCACCTCTTGGCCTTCTTTCAACGACTTGAATCCTTCTTGTGCAATCCCTGTGAAATGCACAAAAATATCTTCATCCGATGTTGAATTTCGGATAAACCCATACCCTTTTTCGTTGTTAAACCATTTTACAATTCCACTTTCCATGTGAACTCCCCCTTTAATGTACCTTTATTATACTGTGTTTTCTCTCATTACACCGAAACTATGCCTTCAATGTACGAATAAATGTCTCATCATTCTCGTACAAGCTTAATAATAAATTCTCTCGTTGCAGTTGCGCCTCTAGCCATTCCGCTCCATCACTGAAATAACGCTCCACAAATGGACTAACGCGAAGAAAATCGGATTGCGCCTTTTGCAATAACAATTCTTTCATCTCTTCTTCTAGAGCATTTTGCGTATCAATCAGCCGTTCAATTTCTACAAATACTGGATGATCATAAACCGAAACCACTTCTGATTGATTGACTTCGACCACCTTTTCGCTAAACGCATCATAGTATCGAATCTTTGAAGTCTTCCCATCCGTTAACCAACATTCTATTAAGAAACCTTTCCAAAACAGTTGTGTCAAAGGACTCATCAGAAAGGCCTCGATAACAGTCCATTTCAATGGTGTTTGCATCAACATCAAGGTTGTTGCCATATAGTCATTCTGCTCTTCGGTCAAAGGCTCTTCTTTTTTCAAACGTTCACTTAATTGTTGTAGCTTTTCGACTTCTGCTTGCGTAAAACGATTCTTTTCCTTCTCGCATAGTAGTGTACACTCTAGAACCTTATCCATTCCAAGTGCTGCAACCACATTTTCGTGAACAAGCCAAGCCTCTACTTGCTTAAATTGCTCATTTTGAATCGCCACTTTGATTTTCCACATCCAGTAGCTAGATTCACTCGGTAGTTTTAATTGATCTTCTTCGATATAATACGTCAGGTCATCCCACCGGTTCGCCTTTTCAAGCAATTGGAAAAACTCTTCAATCTTATCGATATACTCATTCTTCTGTACTTTCTCTTCGAAGGCATCAATGGCATTCTCCACAAACGTTTCGAATTCTTCTTCTGAAAGTACTTCTAGTTGTTTCTTTTCCTCGCTCATACACGTCTCCCCTGTCTTATACCTTTCCATTATACTTTAAAGGCGGGCAATTAGAAAGCACACAAATAAAAAAAGGCTCATGACAATTCGCCATGAACCTAACCTTTATTCTTCCTCTAGTGGTAAAAATTCTACAATATCTTTGAAATTAACAACCGTTCGCGATTCACAAATATCTTTCATGCAAGTATTGGATGAATTCCAGTCAATCACAACGATAGCACTATTCGCCAATAATTTATAGATGATTCCAATCATTTCTTGTTCTCTAAAAGTAAATCGAATGCGATTGCCGACTTCCGGACGAATCGATTCTTTTACCTGCAGAATAATACGAACTCCTTCATCATAGGAGACCCCTAACAAATGCGCAATTCTCGATTTGCTCGTCCCTTTTCGAAGTTCCGTTTCCACAGTACTCTTGACATCTTTCGTGACACGTTTCGCCATTGCTTTCGCCTCTTTTCACGCCTGGCCAAAATCCTACACTACACACTCATCAAATTTATTATATCACAATTTGTACCCTCTGTGGGTTAAAATAACTAATTTTCTGATTTAAAGGCTTTTCTTTTATGAAAAATTGACGTCTTTCATAAATAAAATTTGCTTTTCGGCGATTTTTCCAGGAGTTTTTGCTCATCCGTGAACATATATTTGTAAAACGCATTCATTTCAACTATACTTTAGATGTAATGAATGGAGGGATTTTGATGTTAGACCAATCAATCACAATTTTAAAATATGAGTATCATATTGCTCCGGGAAGTTATTTCCACGTGGAGACACCTTGGGTAAAAGATGTTAGTGAGATTAAAACGGTCATCATTGATCAAGATAATGTTTTTACGAAGATGTTGAGTATTTACCCGAATAACTTTGTAATGTTTTTAGAGCAATTCCCTGAATATAGTATTTACCGGACAAATATTCCGCTAGAACTTATTCCAACCAGCGATTCATACCGCGTTTGTTTTGATCAAGCGTGATTACAACTGCAAAAAAGCAGAACTTGGACAATCTTATTTCTCTGCGTCCGAGTTCTGCTTTTTCATTTATTCTTCTATTGGTGCGAGTAAGCGTAGTCCGTTTAAGAGTACTAAAATCGTACTTCCTTCATGTAACACAACTCCCCAGCCGATGTTTGTTAATCCAAAGAAATTAAGGATTAAGAGCATTACAACGACTGACATCGCAAAAATCATATTTTCCAAAATCACACGGTGTAATTTCTTACTAATCTTATGCGCTGAAACGAGTTTTTGTAAGTCGTTTTTCATAATGACGATATCACTTGTTTCAATCGCGATATCAGTCCCATTCCCCATCGCAATACCGATGTCTGCTGTTGCAAGAGCTGGCGCATCATTCACGCCGTCCCCTACCATCGCTGTTAAGCCATAGCGTTCTTTTTGAGACTGAATCTTTTCTAATTTTTCTTCAGGCAATACATTCGCGACAACTTCTTGTACTCCAAGCTTCATACCAATCATTTCAGCAGTTTCTCTTGAATCCCCTGTAATCATTGTTGTATGCACGAGTTCGCTCTTGAAGTAATCGAGCACCGCTTTTGAAGCTTCATTTGGAAGGTCCATAAATGCCATCAAACCAACAATTCTATTGTCTTTTACAACCGTTACAACTGTCTTGCCTTCGCTTGCCCATTCTTGCATGCGAGTATCGACTTCCGTAGAACGGTCAACTGTATCCATCGGTTTAATAATATGAATTTCTTCGTTTCGAACAACACTTCGAACACCTTGTCCGACAAGTACTTCCACTTCAATTTCTTCTTCAAGCACTGTCCAGTCGCTAAATCTTTGAACAACCGCTTGGGCCAGTGGATGTGTCGATTGTTTTTCCATCGCAACCACAGCTGGAATCATTGTTTCGTCTTCAAACCAATAATCTGTTAACTCTGGAGTTCCTTTCGTTAAAGTACCTGTTTTATCAAATGAAATCACGCGTAAATCCTGCAATTGAGAGATGGCTGCTCCACCTTTTGCTAGAATCCCCATTTTAGATAAACGAGACATCGCTGCTAAAGTTGCTGGAACGGCACTTGCTGCTAAGGCACATGGAGATACCCCGATAAGGTAAACCATTCCACGGTAGAGCGTCGTATTTAAATCCCATCCCATTAAGAAATATCCAAATAATAGGAAGATTGGCCAAATGATTAAAACGATGTTGACATAAATTGGCTCGATTTTTTGAATAAAGGTAGCTTGTTTGTTCATTGAATGTTGCGCATTTTCCACAACTTTCATGATTTTCGCAAAGACTGTATCCGTACTTGCTGCAGTTACTCGCATCTCGATACGACTTGATAAGTTCACTGTACTCGCGAACACTTCATCTCCCTCGCCTTTTGAACGAGGCATGCTTTCACCAGTAATGGTGGCTTCGTCAATCGATGTTAATCCTTTTGTAATCACACCATCGATTGGCACTTGATCCCCATGTAATACTTCTAGTGTATCCCCAACTTTTACATCTGTTACCTCAACGACAACCACTTCCCCATTTTCTTGGATGAGACGCGCTTGCGTTGGATTCATTTGTAATAACGCTGTAAGTGACTTACGGCTTTTTTCTTCAACGTATTCTTCAAGGAAGTGAGCTCCCGCAAAAATCAAAATCAGTAGAGCTCCTTCTTCCGCATTTCCAATTAACACTGCGCCAACTGCCGCAAGTGTCATTAAGATATGCACATTCGGTTGGAACTTCCCTTTCTTTTTGGTTTTTTCAATCGTATCTTCAATACCTTCCATTGTTACATGGTAACCAGATAAGAATAGCGTTAGAATGAATAAAATATTCGCAATCCCGTTCCCCATAAAATGAAGAACCATCCCAATAATGTAAAGCACTAGTCCTGCAATATAAAAGATAACGGCTTTACTATCATCGTGGTCGTGACCGTGATGATGACCGTGTTCATGATGATGTTTATGTTCATGTTCATGTTCATGCTCATGCTCATGCTCATGGTCGTGGTCGTGGTCTTCATGATGTAAGTAATGATCTTGACACGTTTCTCCTTCATGAGTTTCTTCTTTATTCAATAGGTGTTCAAATTTATGTTTTAAGTTATGTGTTAGTTCTTTGAAATCCATGATATCTCCCCTCACTATTTCTTGTTAAATACATCATACATGAACGAATATTCATATGTCAAGTGATATCTTAGAATCATTCTAAATTATTTTTACATAAAAAAAGAGACTGGCCAAAGCCAATCTCTTTTGACGTTTCTATTAACGACGACGTTCTTGGATACGTGCTGCTTTACCACGTAAGTTACGGATGAGGTATGGGATATTTGTCGAAGTTTAAGAAGCGAACTTTTGTTGATATTATAGTCTTTTTGAAGGTTTCACAAATCGAACAAAGAACAACTAATGACGACCCAAGCGATTTTTTTGCCCCCAAATCGCCCCCAAGACTCTTCCTTATATGTATTTTAGGTAAAAAATAAAGCCTACCAATTAAGGTAGGCTTGTTTTGTTATTATTTTAAAAATTACGGTAGAGTTGTCGGCCACGGCTCACTTGTTATACTGTCGGCCATGGGTCATCAGTAATGTAAGATATATTAGATACAACAATATCGGTAATATTATTGTCGGTTGGTACAGGATTTGCAAAATGGAACATAAAATAATTTCCGTTATTTATTCCACCAAGAAGCCATGATCCGTACGGATTGCCCGTACCATCAAATATTTGACCAGATAATGACATTGTCGAACGGTATCCAATTGGTATTCTATTGTTATATAGAATATAAACGTTACGCTCAGAATCTGATGCGTGTGAGAGATAACCGGGTCCGCCACGTCTAACGATTCCGAATCTATCTTGTGATAACCCGTCTAATTTATAGGTTACGATATTGTTAATCCTACGCACACGTAAGTTAGATTGGTTATATCCAGACGATATACTTAAACGTTTCCAACCAGTATCGCCAGTTAAGACTTCCCAGCCTTGATTGTTATCCCCTTTGCGTTTTATCCATTTAAGAGCCCCATTCGTTACAGCTGTATCGACATACGTTGTCCCAACGGGAGCGGTTATCTTTTCGTTTGGCATTCCTGTTCCGTGGATTTCATACTCGTTTGATTGACCGCCTGCGTTTGATTGTGATGGTGAAGCAGTTGGAAGTGTGATGCTTCCACCACCATCAGACAGAGTCACAACGTTTCCAGCGATGCTTAATTTTTGAGGAACACCGACACCATCTCGTCCATTTTCACCTTTAGGACCCGTCGCCCCTTGAATACCTTGCGGACCTTGTTCGCCTCGCTCTCCTCGTTCGCCTTGAATACCTTGTAAGCCTTGCTGACCGTTTTCCCCTCTTGGTCCTGTCAACCCTTGCGGTCCTGTCGGTCCTATCGGTCCACGCTCACCAGGTTCCCCCTTATCACCTTTTGGTCCGGGTGTCAAAACAATATTTTGTAGCTCTTGTTTTGTTGCAAAATTGCTCGTGTCGATATTAGGTCTCTCGATATTAGGTCTCGTTTCTAAGGCTTCTAATCGTCGTTTTAAGGGCTCATCGTTGTATATAGTGCCTTTATCCGTCTTTTGTTCTAAAGCCTCAATTTTGCCTGTAATTTGCGAAATCTCGGTACGCAATCCACTATCGTCATACGTTCCACCTTGCTCTTTGATTTTCGCAAAGAGTTCATCTAGTTCTTGCTTAGTGACGATGTTTTCAACATCAACCACACGCCCCGTCACTCGTTCGATGAGTGGTGTTTCTTGGGCTTTATCAATAGCACTAACTCGAACATTAAATACAAACGAGTAAACATCTGTTGATTGTTCTACCTTCTCGAAATAGATATATCCCACAACAGGCTCATCGGTAGTGATTAGTGAGCTATCGAATGGGATTGTGATTGTATTTTCTGAGATTGCTGCCTCAATTGTTTTGTAGCGTTTTGTGTACTTAAAATAGAACAAGCAAAGAACTTTTGAAGCTATTAGTTCATCGGTCGTGAACTTGAATGTTGCTGTGCCTTTGTCTTTGCTGTATATTTCATTGTTTAACTTATCAACGACTCGATCGATTGATGTAATGCTCAAATGTCTTTCGATTATTTTTTTCATACGCTCCCCCTTCCTTCAAATAAAAAGAGGACTCGCAATGAGCCCTCTGTGGATCCGTATTCTTATCCTTCAACTTCAATCTTTTTTAATTCGTTGAATCCATTCACGACAGATTCAATAAGTACTCTCTTGGATTCATAATCCAAATTGATTCCAGCTTTCTCAAGCTCTTTCGTCACGTTGTCGAACGCAGCTTGGAATTTGTCTGAACTTGCATTATTGACATCTCTGAAGATTTGTTCAACAGCGTTCACGACCGTGTGAGTGATTGATTTAGCAAGTTCGTAGTTCTTAGCATCCGTTTTGGCTTTCAATTCTGCCGCTTTAGTTTGGATGAATCCCTTCAATCCTGTGAATGCTAACCCAACTAATACTACTAATACGCTCACGATTCCGTTGATGATTGTTGCTTGTAATTGTTCCATATTTAAACATCCTCTCTTAGTTGTATATTGATTTCTGTTTTTGTTTTGATTGGTAATCTCAAGAAGATTTCATGTAAGTCATGGATTTCTCCATTCCCTCCAAGATTCACATACGCTTGATATAATTTGCCAATCTCACGAGCTTCTTCGACTGTTGTCCATCCACGTTCGACGGCTCTCGACATTGTGTCATATAGTCTGAATCTCGCTACGGTTCGAATGCCTTCTCGATTGTCATTTCCAATTCTCTCAACTTTCTGAACATCCATTCTCACATCTTGGATTTGTTCAGTCATCCCATCCAATCGATTCAAAATTTCATTTGTCTGTTTCTTGGATTGGGTTGATATTCTAGTCGTAATCAAGCTCACAACACCGCCTATCGCAGCGATTACGACCGCATCGGAGAAGAATGGATTCATCGTTCCATGACCTCGATTGCTGTTGCCAAAGTGTTGATTTCTTGTTGTTTGGTGTTGAGGTCTCGACTCTTAAATTCGATTTTGTCTTGTAGGTTTTGAGCTTGCTGCTCAAGTTTCGACTTGTCAATTGAAAATGTATAGATTTCTTCTTTTGCGACTTCAATCTCTCGTTCTAGTTGAGTTTTTCGTGTTTTTGCTTGTTCTAAATTCATGTTGAATCATCTCCTTTTTTTAGATTATGAAAGCAATTCGTTCACACGATTTTGAACAGCTTGTGCGTCATAGCCAGCCTTTGTTAAGTTATCGAATCGCTCTTGACCGTTCCCCCAAAGTCCTTGAATGACTTGGTTTGCTACGTCATCAAGATTAGTGTAATCACTTTGTGTGTCTTCTCCGTTCAAAAGGCTATTCACTCTATCTTGAACCGCTTGAGCGTCGTATCCAGCATTAGTGAGATTATCATATCTTTCCTGTCCATTGCCCCAAAGTCCTTGTAATACTTCTTGAGCTACACTATCAAGGTCTGTGCTAGTGCTAGTACCTGTACTATCATCGCTCAACATACTATTTACCAAATCTTGGATGTGGTCTGCATCGTAACCCGCACTTGTTAAATTGTCGAAACGTTCTTGTCCATTGCCCCAAAGTCCTTGAAGAACTTCCTGAGCGACTGTTTCGTTTGATTTACCTTGGTTGCTAGTATTTACGCTAGCAGCCGTTTTTTGAACTGCTGGCTCTTCTGATACTTGCCCTAACATTTCGTCTACTGTATTTCCCAATGTTGCGAAGTAGCGCATACGGTTTACGAAATACTCTTTCACACTTTCAGTCGAATTACCGTGTAATTCCATGCTACGATGTGGGCATGTGGTTGACACAAATTCATGGTGAAGACGTACTGTTTGCGCGTTGATTGGTAATCCGTAATAGATTAAGTCTTCAGTAGCCTGCATTAATGTCATATCTTCATTTTGAAGAAATTCCTCGTCGCTTACTTTCAGACTTTCACAAACCTCATAACCAATTGAACGACAATTGCTCCACCAATCTCCAGTATGATAGCCCATATTAACTGTATCAACAACTCGTGCGATTGTGTTGCGATTGCAATAATAGTGAGCGATTCCTAGCGCTTTATCTCGGTTTCTTAACCACTCAACGTACTGCTCAGGTGTCATGCTTCCTGCATCGTTGTGGATAACCACGAAATCGATACTTACTAAGCGTAATGAGTCCATTAAAGTTTCATAGATTTTTTTTACCATAATTTTTCCTCTTTTCTTTTTAAATTTTAAAGCTAATACTGTGGAATCCAAGCCATTTATCGTCAGCATTGCGCTTTATTGTAACCGCTCCAAATTCTGAGATACTTATAGCAACAGGCTCAAATGTGTCGTTCATGCCGAATGTGTAGATTTGAGTTTTAGGTCTGTACTCTTTTGGCAATGTTAGTACGATTGTTTCTTTTGATGTATTCCCACCTTTAGCTACTCCTCTGAAATGGACAATACCATCAACGCTTTTGCAAAATTGGACAAAACCATATTCAGTCCTATGTTGCCAACCGCTTTGCAATTGAGCAGTTTTCCAATCGTTCTCAATTGCAAAACTTAATCGGCCCCATTTTTGCCACCCATTATTCATTTTACGTCTCATATACATAACGTCTGTATTGTGCGGAACATAGATTTGCATTGCGAAATTGCTATCATCAGGATGTGTGTTTACTTCCAAATATCCGTACTTTTGATACGTGTTTAATTCAGGCGGTAAGTCACTCAAGTTGTACGCATAATACAAACCGGTCTTCATAGCATCATTCGCTGAACCTGTCAATTTGATAGACTTCCCATTGATTTGAGTCAGCCTTCCGACTTGCACGAGTTCATTGTGTGAGTAGATGTCACCTTTGGCATCAATTGTCCCTCTTTCCCATACCTTACCGAATCCAGAGCCTTTCGGAGTCCTACATTGGACTACTTCTTCGGGTCCTACGATTGGAGCGGTGAATGTGAAGCTTGCATAAGCATCTGAGATTGTCCCTTCTACAATCCAAGCCTTATCAGCGGCGAATGTTCCAAACAAGTCCGAATTCGAATTCGTGAGTGAGTTGATAACTGTGGAATCAATGCCTCCACCTTTATTGTCCGTGAAGTACCCATCGTTTGCGGGCTTCACCTTAAACTTCAAACGCATTGGATTCTTTTGTATTCCATCGACCATGAGAGGTGCGATGCGAGCTGTTCTTCGAACGACAATCGTTTGTTGGTCTCCACCACCTCTTATAGCTTCAAATGAAAGTATTGGAGCGAAGTATTGAAGCACCTTGATTGGTACTGTCACTACATTGGACTTGAGCCCACGACTATCAATGACATACGCTTCGACATTGTAATCACCATAATTCTTGAAGAATTGGAATGTGCCACCATTCGAGGTGATTGCCATCTTCTGCCCAACGACCTCAGCATGGAATGTCTTGATTGTGGATCCGTAAGTGCCCTCCATCCCTTTGAATGTTCCTACCATCTCGGAGAATGTTTGGACGAATGTATTCTTGCCCACAATGTCTTTGGTCGCTTTTGCCTTATCGACAAGCTCAATGGTCTCGAGTCTCGGTTGTGTTCCACTAGGAAGCCCGATAAACCATCCAACGCTATATTCATCAATCCCGATTTGTTTGTCACCATCGAATGTGCGGACACAAATATCAAACGTGCTCGATGCCACGTTCACATTTTTTCGTGCGTTTTCGGGTGAAGGAGTGAATTTGACTGTCGTTCCAAGTCCTGTTCCTAAATCGTACCACTCAGAGCCCCAAACCTTATACCAGACTTGATGCGTGAATGATTCGACCTTTCTGTCAAGCGTGATTGTGAGCTCTTGTCCGAGTTCTCTCGTTCCAGATACGGATGCGACCTTCGACATCCTTGGAATCTTAGCGAACGTTTGCGTGACGCTCGTGTTGATTGAGCCTAAATACCAGTTGTTGTATGTGATTCCATCCGTTGAACCAGTCCAAACGTTCAATGTTCGTGTGGCACTTCCATCTTCATCATGAGGTACAGTGAATTCAACCGTTCCAAGTGTCTTCTTAGAGCCATCGAGGAACAATTCACCAAATCGCAAGTAATGTGTTTGCCCTGCCATTTGCAATCCAACGTATGCTCCGTAAGTATTCCCAAATTCAATCGGCCAATTTTGCTCGAATCCAATTGCAACAGTCACTCTTGCAATCGATAAGTTTTCAACTCTATCTTGTGAAGCCGTTGTCACGTTAAATTCAAGGAAGGAATGCCAATTCCCACTGAAATATTGTATAGTCATCCACATCTCCTCCTTTCTACGGCCCTACGTAACGGATAACGTTATATTTTGGATTTACATTGTATTGAGATTCCACATAGTATCCAATTTGAATCGATTTCGTGAATACCCCATTGTCAATGTGGATAACCCCTTGTGAAATGCTCATGACTTCTCGACCACCAGACATCATTGAAATTCGATTATCAGACACGAGAATCGAGCTATCTCCTTGAGGATTCCCAATGGAGAGCCCTTCATTCCCGAATTTCATGTTGCGGTCGATAGCGTTCCAAATAGCTGTCATAGAGCCTAAGTCGTTTTGAATCCCAATCATGCGTTGAGAGAGCGACACAAGGTCATCTTGTGCTTGTTTTCTGTCTGATTCGTTCGATTTTACGAACGCTTCATATTTAGCCTTCCACTCCAAGACCGTCTCAAGAGTCGCTTTAGCCTTCATCTCTTGCATCATCACCAATTGTTGGTCTTGCAAGTGTTTGAGTTGGTCTTCTGTGATGAGCTTGTCAGCCTTCATCTCGAGCTTTGCTTCGACTTCTTTGATTGGTTTCTTGAAGTCCTCGACACTTGACACATCGAAGTAGATTTTGCCATCTCTCACCTCAAGAATCGGCTTAGAGCCATTCGTGATTGAGATTCGATTCAAGTCGAGAGAGCCTGCTGTGATTTGTCGTGCATTGATTTCTAATGATTGAATCAATCCAGCACTAATCTTCTTAGCAATGACTTCATCAGTAGTTATCGTCTCGATAATCTTGTTTAGGTCAGCAGTGTCCACTTTACGAACCCATTGACCGTCTACACGTTCATACATGATGGCATAACCACCACTTGGTTTCATCCACTTGTCGCCCTCTTTTGGATTGATAGGCTCAGCCTCGTCCAAATACAAGCGACCAATTTTTGTCGTAAGGCTCTCGATATAATCAAGTTTTTCTTGGACGGGTCCACGATACTTGTATTGCGATTGAGATTGTCCCGATTCTTTTGCATTCGTCTTCGAGCTCAATCCACCATCAAATGTAATGTGATGAGAGAACACAGGAATGTCGAATCGTGTATTCTCCGAACCCCAATAAACTGAGACCCAATCTCCCGGCTCGGTGTCGATATCTCCACGCCATGATAATTCGTATGGATAGAAGCTCAAATCTCGATACTTGTTATATAAACGGTCGAGCAATTGTTGAGTCATCCATGGATTCTTGAGAACCATCTTGTTCCCCGAACGATTACCCGATACAATCTTGGTCTTATCGACAGTACATTCAATGGATCCGAGTTTGTACTTGATTTCGTCTCGAACCAATCCAGTTGCCCCATATTGACTTCTCGTGATTTGTTTCGTTGTAGCCTTCAAATCAATGAAGTCGAGCTTGCCATCACGATTGAATCGTGCGAATGTGCCATCCAATTGAGCGAGATACATGATGGCATCTCTGAATGTTGCTTTCTCCAATTTGGTCTTAATAGACACATCTGGGAGACTAATTGCATCACTCACAGGGATTCCAGTCATCGTCACGATTTCTTGGAAGACTTCTCGGGACCCTGTTGGATACGAGAGTTTGCTGTCATATTGTCCAAGCAATCTCACGAATTCATCTTGAAGTTTTAATTTTGTAATTTTAGAATTACGGTCGAGCTTGATTTCGGTCACAAAAAAACGACCAAGGGGCAACATTGCCGCTTGACCGTCAATTGTTTGAACACCGATGCTCGCTGTTGATGGCATCATCTCCTCAATTCCTTCGACTATCTGATTCAGTTCGACAGATAGGGAATTGATGAATGTGCCACCCGGGACGAACGATGAGCCTCCAGAGATGGAAGCATCATGTTCGATTTTTTTTAGATGTGACTTATCATAAGTCTGATTGTTGAGCGTGAATGAAGCGTGAATCACTCGAACATCAGACACAATCGCATCTCTATACTCTTGCGTTGTTTCTAGCATTTCATCACTCCTATTGCTCAATGAACGATGTTGATACATCGTTGTAGTACGTTATGCCATCGCTGAACGTTCCCATACACGTTCCAGTGACTGTGCTTCGATATGCTCTAATCGATTTACCTTGCACGACCGCATTGAAGAACCCGCTTGGGATATTTCGAATGGCGTTATATTCGTCTTGAGTTAAGATTCCCCAAGAGATTTGAATTGTTGTCTTGTTTGCGATGACATCTCCACTCATTAGACCGTTCGCACTTCGACCAGTCCCCGAGCTCCAAATGATTTCATCGCTATGAGATATTGATGTTGGAGATGCAAGAGCAACTCCATTCACTATGATTTCTGCCATCTTGCACCTCCTAAAAATCTAATAAAGGTTGATTTGTTCTTCTTTGAATTTCGTTTCCGATTTCAAAGATTTTTCTTGTAACAGATTCGCCATCGATGTTCAAATCCAATCCAGCCACAAGTGTGACTAATTGGCGAAGTAACATCACTACTTCCGCACTATTGCTCGAATCTTTCGATAATCGAGCAGCCTCACGAGCCATCGCAAGCATCTTGTTCTCAGGTGCTACGATTTCGCCATAATGCTTGTTATCACCAATCATTGCAAGCTGTGGAGTGTTCGCCTTAACGAATCCCCCTTGAGCCAACATTGGGATTTGAGGAGTACTGATTCTACCAATCCAAGAGAATGGGCTCACACCCATCACACTGATTCCACGGATCCCATCAAGGACAGCATTGATTCCGTTGAATGGGATTGAAATCACTCGGTTAATACCTCCGATAATGCCATTCACGACTGTTTTAAACGTTCCGAGAATACCTTCAGTAATTCCCATGAAGATTCGTCCACCAGTCGAGAATACATCTCGAACACCTGCCCAAGCTCTTGAGAAAATGTTGCTAAACCAGTTTGGAATTGCTGAGAAGATGCCTGTGATTGTGTTCCAAGCACCTTGGAAGATGCCTTGGAAGAATCCAACAACACCAGAAAATACGTTCTTGATTCCGTTCCAAATGCCACTAAACCATGAACCTGCCACACTAAACACGTTCACGATTCCATTCCATGCGTTCTTGAACATCGTTCCGAACCACGATGCCACATTCGAAAGTGCGTTCACTACATCGTTCCATCTATCCTTGAACCATTGTCCGATAGCCTTGAACACATTCACGATGCTGTTCCATGCATTAGAGAACATAGTTCCAAACCATGTCGCTACATTGCTGAATGCTGTCACGATGTCATTCCAACGATCCGCAAACCATTGTCCGATTCCACCGAATATCGCTACAATTCCATCCCATGCAGCTTGGAAGCCTTCTGGGAGTGCGGTCATCAATTGACTTGCTGCGTTCGATATAGCTTCAACGACATCTCTCAAGATACCAAATAGGAAGCTTAGTAAATCAAATACAGCTTTCAATGCTAGTGAAATAGCAACGAGTGCCGCTAGAAGAACACCACCAAGAACACCCGCAATCACACCAAGAACGGGTCCTAATGAGCTCGCAAGTAGATTGTTGATTGGTTCAAGTGCTGTCCATATGCTGCTAATTGCTTGACCTATGCTATAAATTGCATCGCCAAATGAATCAATCATTGGCTTCACGTATTGGTCGTAAACTTCACCAAATGCTTTTCCAACATTTTCAAGAATCGGATTCACATGATTGTTGAATCCATCGATAATGATTCCAACTAATTTTGAGATGTGTTCTCCCCATTGAAGAATCAATGGTTCGATAGTGTCATCATATACGCTCTTGAACATATTCCCAACATCTCCGACAGCTGTTTCGACTGTCTTGAAGATTGGAGCGATATTCTTCAACATTGTGTTGAATGTTTCTGTAAGTTTTGGAGCGTTTTTAGTGACAATCGTCTCGATTGCTTTCATCAAGTCTCGACCGATTTTCGCTCCGATTTCTTTGATATCAACGTAGACACTAATGAATGCCCCAACGATGGCTTCACCTATCTTCACAGCCCCTTCGCTTGTTAACACCTTGTAAATGGCATCACCAATCGATTGAGCAATGTTTCCAGCAGCTTCTAACATATCACCAGTCGCATCCATTGTATTGACAAGAGCTTTTTTGATTTGCTCTTTGTGATTGTCCAATGCATTTGCTATGGATTCAGTAAGAAGTACACCAATCCCAACTCCAATCGAAGCAAGTGCCCCGACAAATTGTCCCCAAGCATACATCCACTTATCAAGCATCGTGTTGAACGATTGGACGACTTGTGGATCCGTGAAGATTTCTTGGAGGGTAGCTCCGATTCGTTCGAGAGCCACTTTCATTCGTTCCAAACCTTCTGAGTGGAATGCGGCATCGAATCCAGCTTTGAATTTGGCTAGAAGTTCACCAATTCGACCAAAGAGGTCTTCGAAGAATTTCTTCAATTGGTTGTCTCCTTCGGCAATCTTGCCCATGTCAACTTGAGCACCTTTTGGCTGACCGCCTCCGCCACCTCCGCCGCCTTTTCCTTTGCCTTTACCTCCACCACCGCCGCCTCCGCCTCCGCCAGAGTCGTCATTCGGTTCGGATAGTTTGTTGATTTTATCGAAGCCCATCAAAGACTTCATTTCTTTCGCTGCCTTCTTAGCAGCACCGCCAGCCTTGTCAGCAGCTCCACCAGCATCATCCACAGCATCAGCCATGTCGCCAGCTCCACCGCCAGCCCCTTGCATATTGTCCGCAAGGTTCCCGACAGCATCGGCGGTCTCTTGTATTCCACCTCCGGCTTGTGACTTTTTACCAGTCAATAGCTCAGTAAGAGCCTTAAATGCGTTTCCGACAGTTAAGAGCTTACTTAGTAGGAAGTTAAGAACTTGAATCACAGGTGTGAACAGATTGATGAGTCCTTGTCCAACCGATGCCATGAACGATTGGAATTGCAATTTCATGATTCGCACTTGGTTCGCCCACGAATCGCTCGTTCTCGCAAAGTCACCACTCGCAAGAGCCAATTGACTTTGGACGAATGCGAATCTTAGAGCCACTTTTTCAGCCTCAGACATCTCATTGGTGGTCTTTCCAAATCCATTCGCCATTGCGTATGCATCGAGGGCTGTTTGTGTCATTACGACACCTAAATCCTTCAATGTCTCGGTCTCACCTGTGAATACAGATTTCAATTTCGTGTACGCTTCGTCTTGGCTTATGTTGTAGAAAGATGCTACATCCCCCGCCAAGCTCGTCAACGCTGTGGACATCTCATAGGCTTGTTGTTCACTAAATCCAAAAGCCTTTGACATTGCACCGAATGTCCCTGTGTAGCGTTTAGCCATCGTTTCAGACAATCCCGATGCGTACATTGCATTTTTAGCGAATTCGTCAACTTGTTTCGACATCTTTGGGAATGCCACATCAACCACATTTTGAACCTCATTCAAATCTGACCCGAGCTTGATTGCCTCAGCTCCAAAATCAATGAGTTTCTTGACCGCAAACGCACCAGCGAGCACTTTTGCAAAGCCCATGACTTTCGATTGGATACTATTCAATTGATTCGTGAATCCTTGTTGATTCACCACCAATCCCAATTCAACATCGCCGATTTTAGTTGCCATTTGTCCACCTCCTTCTTACTACCATTCAGAAAAGGCTTGTTGAAGTTCCTTGAGAACCGCATCAAGCTCTTCTTGTGTTCTTTGTTTCGCTCGTTTATTTCGCCACTCATCCCGAATTCGATGTTGTCCAGGTGAGAACGATTCGAGCATTTTTGGGTCGTCCTCGCTTCGAATTTGGATAATTCGTCCGAGAGGAGTCTCCGATGAAAGTCCAGATACTAGAGCTCTGAATTCTTTCCATTTCATTTCTTTAAAATCATAAGAATAGAACGAGATGCCATATTGCGTTCTAAAAGATGAGACCATCAAGTCCCAATCTTCAAAGATGTCGTAATATGGCTCACCTATTCCCCCGTTTCTTGGTCTCCTACAATCAAATTGATTGCCTCACGAATAAGAGCCATCCAGCTTTTGAGGTTTAAACTTAATTTTTCAATCTTTCCACGGTCTTGTTCGTTGAAGATAATCTCATATAGACTCTTCATTTGTGCCACGGTCGGGTCCCCATCAACGCCACTCATGACTTCCATGAGCTTGAGTGCTGTTGGGGCTGAATCATCTACTTCGATGGTTACGTTTTTGATTTTGATTTTTGGTTTTGATTCAAAGTTTAGTTGTTCTGTGATGTCGATAATCTTACCCATTATTCAAATACCTCGCTTTTCATTGTTGTGAATACTTCTGTCGCTTCTGTTTCTTCTACTTCACCAATAAGTGGAACACCAATTCGATTGTGTTCGGTCGTCAATTCGTGGATTCGTTCATCCGTCATTCCTGTCGTATCGAATTCATCACCGACTTTGTATTCCTTCAAAGTTTCCGCATCGATGAAGTTGATTAGTGCTTTATGCATTAGTTTTCCTCCTTGCCAAATAAAAAAGAGGGGCGATGTTCACCCCTCCACTCGTTTTCGTGATTTCTTAGCCTGCCGCTGTATATTCTGGTTTACCATTTGACATGATATCGAATGATAGTGGTGCGGCTGCTGTACTGTCACCAGACATGAAGTCTTTGATGTTGATTACAGCTTCTTTGAATACTAATTTAGATCCGTCTGGGAATGTCCATTGGAAGTCTTTTTCAGCATCACGTCCGTTTTTTAGTGCGATAGCAGCGATTGCATCGTTCCCAGTATCACCGATGTGTCGTTTGCCCGATACTGAGATTGTGACTGATTTTGCTGTCATCAAGCGACGTTTCCATCCTTTATGTTCGAATGGAGACCATTCTTCAACACCATTGTCGAATGATACTGAGAAGCTTTCCAATTCTTTGATTTCTGTCCAAGTTGGAGCGTCTTTTGTTCCTGTGTTTACTTGAAATTGGTTTTCATAGACGGGGAATACCCCTGTTCTTTTTTCTGCCATTTTTATTCCTCACTTTCTTGTTCTAGTCTGTAATAGATATCTAATTCGATGACACGTTCGTACACGTTATTGTCATCAGTTCCCACATCGATGGGTTCGTTCGATAAGAGTCGAATCATTTGGATTGGAGTATCACCAATCACCACGTTCTCAGCATTTAGAATCTGATTGAAGAGGTAGTTCGCTCGCTTTTCTGTTTCGTTCGCATTCTGATTGTGATGAATCAATATGCTGACCGATTTCACATCATAACTTGCCAAATTCCTCCCACCAATAGCAATTCGTGGTTCGACATTCGTCTTGCGTTGATAGACTCCAATGCTATACATTTTCTTATTATCGAGCTTCCCGATGTAATAGTTTTGAGCTGCGTGATAGGATTCCAACCAATCTCGCACTTCTGCCAATGTTATCATCTTCACACCCCCGATATTTTCTTGTATAGAGCAGCATAAGCCTTCTTGATGTCCTCTTGTTTCGAACCTTCGACCCAATCATCCATCCACTTGCCTCGAGCGTGTGGATTCGTGCTCGTGTTGAAGTTGTATTCGGGATGAAAATATAATCTTCTTGCGTAGGGCGTTGAGTGTGTCAAAGATACTCGACCACCACTCGAACCCGAGTAATCAACCGAGAACGCCTCACCTTGCAATGTACCGTCTCTAAACGGGACCACTTGGGCGTTTACAATCTCGGTGTGTAAATACTCGCCAGTTTGCTCCAACGCTTGAATTTGAGCTTTCTTGAGCCTTCCAATGACTCCGAAGTCGAACTTCACTCGACTATTTGCATGAATCATCATCCATCACTCCAATCCGAGATACGTGTAATTCACAGAACCGTCCGGATTTCGTGATTTTCGTGTGTCTACAATCTTTCGTTCCACTCCATGGATATTTACACTCCCACCGCTCAAAGTCGCTAAATTGGGGGCAATATCGCCCGTAAACAACGCCGACCCCGTGAGTTTCACGATTTTTTGTTGATCCGTGAGCACGGTCACGACCTTGTCTTGGTAGTTGCAAAACAAATCGGCTTCAAATGCCTTGATAGGCTCGCCATCTTTCGACACGCCCTCGCTTTGTACAATCACATGGATTGGAGTCTTGCAAAATTGTGGAAGTACTAAACTTGGAAAATGCATCAAATCACCTTCCTCGTTAGTCCACTTTGATTCAACAACTCGAATGTGCTTCGCTTCATTGCGATTCCATTCATTGTGACTACATTCCAAGAATCACCGAAATTCATCGACACACCATTGATTGAGTACGATGAAAGAGCGGTCTCGATTAAGTCTTTGTTCTCAATCATGAAGTCAGCCATTTGGCAACACACCTCACGAACGACCGATTGTTGGAATGGAGTGAGATTTTCAAACCCCATCCCCACAATTCGATTGAATGTTAGTGTGTCTATATGCTGACTAGCTGTCTTCAAGATGCGATTGAGGTGCTCTGGAGTGTGAGTTCCAAGATATTCGTTCTTGTAGAACGTTTCATCAGCATATATCATGACTACTCACCCGCTTCTTCTGTTGCTTCTTCTGTTGCTTCTTCTGTTGCTTCTTCTTCAACGGGTTCGTTCCCTTTGTTGTTTCCTCTGCGGTTTCCTTTTTTGCTTAACTCCAACACTTTTGCCTCCAATTCGACAATTTTGTCGAGAGCTTCATTGTAAGTAGCTGAATCTACTTTGTGTGTGCCCGAATCGATTTTAGTATGATTTTCATCATAGATGTCGAACCCTCTTGATTTGTAGTACTCTTTTTCTAATTCGGTGATTGTATAAACTTTGTTACCTTTTTCTG